AGACAGAAAGCCAGAAAAAATTCTTTCTGTGCAAGAATGTCTAAAGTAAAAGGACCAATGAAGAAAGATGGTAAGTTAACACGCAAAGCCCTTGCTTTACGCAAGTGGAATTGCGGTTCAGTATAAACTTAACAAAACGAAAATCTTAATATCAAAAGTGCCTGATGCGTCAGATACCACTGGAGAGAACAGACAGTAGTGAAGTTAGTTTCTCAATTTTTTAAATCAATCCAAAGGAGTTTAACTCATGGCTAACGCTACAGTTTCACGCCTGGGTCTGGTAAATAATTCTGGAACAGGCTTTGATGCTCTGTTTTTGAAGGTGTTCTCAGGAGAGGTTCTAACAGCCTTTGCTAGAAACAACATCTTCAACGATGCATTACATTCTGTCAGAACTATTACCTCTGGTAAATCAGCACAGTTCCCTGTTACAGGTGCAGCTACAGCGGCTTATCACACACCAGGTACACCATTAGTTGGTGCAAACCAGATCTTGGCAAATGAAAAGATTATTTCTATTGATGATCTTTTAATATCACAAGCATTTGTCTCAAATTTAGACGAGCTTAAGAATCATTACGATGTCAGAGCTACATACGCTGATGAATTAGGTAAGGCACTTGCCAAAACTTATGATCAGAACGTAGCAAAGGTAATCGCTAATGCTTCAAGAGCTTCAACAACTCTTACAGGTGGCAGTGGTGGATTAGTTTCTACTCTTGCTAATGGTAATACTGCTTCAGCAAACGTAACAGGTGATGAGTTAGCAGCAGCTATCTATGACATCGCACAGGCATTTGATGAAAGAGACATCCCACCTACAGATCGTTTCTGTGTATTACCACCTGCTGAGTACTACAAGTTAGCTGAATCAGCTACAAGAACAGTAGATGTTGACTTTAACCCAGGTGGCAACGGATCGTTTGCATCAGGTCGTGTACAGCAAATCGCAGGTATTCCTGTAATGATGAGCAACAACATACCTCAATCAAACGTAGGTTCTGAAGTTTCTGGTACAAACAACAGCTACGCAGGTGATGACAGCAAAACTATTGGTCTTGTATTCCACAAGTCAGCAGTTGGTACTGTGAAGCTAATGGACATGACAACTGAAATCAGTGGTCAGGACTATGGCATCATGTATCAAGGTACATTGATGGTTGCTAAGTATGCTCTTGGTCACGGAATCCTCCGTCCAGAGTGTGCAGCTACAATCAAGTTATCTGCTTCTTAATTCACACAAAAGGGTACTCAGCAATGGGTACTCTTTTCCTACTATTTGGAGAACACTATGGCTTACGGAAAAATGATGAAGAAGAAAAAAAAGAAAAAGATGGGTAATAGAGACTCACTTAAAATAAAAAAGTACTAAACCATGACTGTAGCTGCAACCACTGAACTAGAAAGCATCAACATTATGTTAGCTGCTATAGGAGAAGCTCCTATTAACAGTCTTACAGGTACTCTTCCTGTTGATGCTCGTCTGGCACAATCAACTCTTACTGAGGTAAACAAAGAAGTCCAATCTGAAGGTTGGTCTTTTAATACTGAAATAGATGTCACTCTTACTAAAGATGGATCTGATCAGGTAGCCCTTTCTACAGACGTTTTAAGAGTTGATCCTAATATTCATCAACACCCTACGATTGATGCAATACAACGTGGTCTGAAGCTATATGACAGGTTAAATAACAAGTATGAGTTTGATGAAGATCTTATATGTACTGTTGTCTACTTCAGAACTTTTGATGAGATACCAGAACCTGCAAGAAGGTATATAACAATTAAAGCTGCTCGTATCTTTGTTGATAGATTAGTTAGTGATGATGGATTAAGAACTTATACACAACAGGACGAAGTAAGAGCTAGAGCTATACTGATGGAAACAGACTTGGCAAATGGTGATCACAACCTGTTAAGAGGAGATCCTAGTCTTACAAGTGTCTTTGAAACTTACTCACCAGCTAACGTATTAATCAGATAACTATGGGTGTTATATCACGAGCAATTCCAACACTGCTGAGAGGTATATCACAGTCTTCAGATTCTACAAAACAATCTGATCATGCTGATATACAAGATAATGCTGATAGCAATCCTGTTATCGGTCTTGTAAAAAGACCTGGTTTGCAATATGTAACTGCTTTAAGTAGCTCTTCTTTAGGTAATGTTCATATACAAACTATAAATAGAGATTCTAATGAGCAGTATGTAGCAATATTCAGTAATGGTAATGTCAAGGTATATGAGTTAGATGGAACAGAAAAGACAGTAAATAAACCAGACGGTACAGCTTATTTAAATACATCAGATCCTAGAAGTGTAATCAAGACTGTTACTATTGCTGACTTTACCTTTGTCGTTAATACCAGTATTGCAACAGCAATGGACACTACACTCAGTGGTGGTACTGATACGCAAGCTGTAGTCTTTATAAATCAGGCAACATCTAAAACTACTTATTCTGTAACGGTAGATGGTAATACAGTTACTGATGACACCACAGGAGATGATCCACTCAGTACAGATACAGTTGCAACTAATTTAAAGAACAGTCTGGATTCTGCATTAACAGGTTTTACCATTGCTCGTAATGGTCCTGTTCTGCATATCAAAAAGAATGATGGCAGTAATTTTTCTATAGATGGTAGTGATACTCAGGGTGATACCAAGATGACCATCGTTAAAGATTCAGTACAGAGGTTTACTGATTTACCAACAGTGTCACCTAATGGTTATGTGGTAGAGGTGAAGGGAGATGAAGATACCAACTTTGATAATTACTACGTTAAGTTTGTCACTAATAACGGAGGTACGTTTGAAGAAGGACAGTGGGAAGAAACTGTAGAACCTGGTATTACATTTAAATTTAATTACGACACTATGCCCCATGTCTTAATCAGACAGGCTGATGGCAACTTTAGATTTGCAAGGGTTGATGGTGATAGTTATACATTATCTGGTGTAAGTTATACCTTACCTAAGTGGGGAGAAAGAACAGTTGGTGATGTTGTATCAGCACCTGACCCTTCTTTTATTGGTAACAAAATCAATAACGTCTTCTTCTTTAGAAACAGACTAGGGTTTTTGGCAGGTGATAATGTAATTCTTAGTCGTGTATCAGAGTTTTTTAACTTCTTTCCAGAGACTGTTATATCAGTTTTAGATAGTGAACCGATAGATGTTGCAGCTTCTCATACCAAAGTAGCTATTCTTAAACACGCAGTAACGATGGGAGAACAGTTGATATTGTTCTCTGAACAGACGCAGTTTGTACTTACATCCTCATCAGATTCTCTTACCCCTAAATCAGCTAACGTCATAGTGGCAACAGAATTTGAAAGTAGTGATGATGCACAACCTGTAGGTTCTGGTAGTTCTATTTATTTCTTAACTAAGAAAGGATCTTTTGCAGGTATCAGAGAATATATAACACAGGGAGAACAGATAAAAGATGCAGCTAATATAACTATCCATGTACCAAGACTGATACCAAGTAATATTTTTAAGATGGCAGTATCTAATAACCAAGATGTCTTGGTTCTATTAGGTACAGATAATCCTAATAAACTATTTATCAACAGATGGTTATATGGTGGTCAGGGAGAAAAGATACTGAACAGTTGGTTTACTTTTACCATCAACAGCAACAGGTCTTTTAAGAATGTAGATTTTATTGGTACTGATCTGTTTGCAGTAGTAGAAGAAGCTAATAAGGTAACACTGGAAAAGATACCTTTTGAGACAGATTTCAGAGAAGCCAATGCAGACTTTCAGTTTCACTTAGATCATAAGGTTACAGAAGCAACCACAGGTGTCTCAGTGGCATATAACTCTGGTACTGATGTAACTACCTTTACTGTGCCTTATAGATTAAGAGCAGGGATGAATGTAGTAGGTAGATACCTTGCCAGTGGAGAAGCAAGTACTTTTGTTGATACTCAGGGTAATACTAAAACACTTAAATCAGGACAGGTAATAACAACATCCAACTCTACTGATGGTTCAACATCTACCATCACAGCCAGTGGAGACTTCAGAAATAGTAAATTTATTATTGGTGAACCTTATGAAATGCACTATAGGTTCAGTTCTCAAAGACTTACTGCTGGTAGTGGAGGACAGGCAGGTGGTGAATATATAAGTGGTCGATTACAACTGCATCATTTCTATATCAAGTTTGAAGATACAGGATTTTTTAAAGTAGAGGTAACACCAGAAAATAGAGACACATCAACTCATAAATTTACTGGTCGTTTATTAGGTGCAGCTTCCAGTGCTATAGGACAGATTAATCTAGAGACAGGTACATTTAGAGTGCCAATTATGTCACGAGCAGATAGAGTGAATATAGATGTAAAAAACGACACGTTCTTGCCTACTCAATTATCCAGTGCTGAATATGAAGCAATGTTTCACATGAGAAGTAGGAGAGTGTAATGGGACATTTAAGAAAAGCTAATCTACAGGATCTTAGATATGTAGCTAACAACATGAGAGAAGTTGATAAGTTGGAAGCTTTCTACCAATCAGGACAAGAACCCCTGCAAGCTCTTCAGTTCACTTATATTTGCAGTAAGGTAAATATGGCTATAGCTGATGATAATGACCAACCTATAGGTCTTTGTGGTGTGGTACAAGGTGGTGTTATATGGATGGTTGCGACTGATAAGTTATTTGAAAATAAAAAATATACAATACAACTGATAAGAAAAGGACGTAAATGGGTTGATAACCTTTTGAAAAAATACAAAGTCTTATATAATTTTGTATATGCAGAGAATGATTCTGCTATCAAGTGGTTAAAGTCTCTTGGTTTTACCTTTATTAAATACCACGAAAAATATGGAATCCAGGGTAAACCATTCTACGAATTTCTGAGGATAGCCTAGATGTGTGTTTTTGCTGCCCCTGCTGTTGCTGCAACTGGTGCTGGTGCTGCCGCCGCTGGTGCTGCCACAATACCTTTAGCTGCAACTACTGCTGCAACTACTGCTGCAACTACTGCTGCAACTACTGCTGCAACAGGTGCAGGTTTATTTGGGCTAGGTGCAACTGCTAGTAATCTTTTTCTTGCATCTCTAGGTCTTAACCTTGGCACTGGTTTGATACAACAACAAGCAGCAAAACAACAAGCTAATGCAGTATTTCAATCAGCCTTGATAGCAAACCAATCAGCAGAAGACGCATTTAGAGATCAACAAGATGGGTTGGCTGAAAGATTAAAAGAAACTAAGAAATCAAAAGCACAGGAAAAGTTTGCAGCAAATATAGAAGCACTACAAGCTAAAGGTAAAACTATTGCTTCAGAACGTGCAGGTCTTACCATAGATATATTGCTTGCTGATCAAGAAAGACAGTCAGCAAACTTCAGAGAAGCAATTAATCAATCAGTGGAATCAGCATCAAGACAATTTGACAGAGATGTAAAAGGTCTTGTTGCACAGAGAGACAATAGACGTAATAAGTTACAGAGTAATATTAACCAAGCCTATAACCAGATTCCTTCATTGGGTAGCACCTTACTTAATGTAGCCACTCAGGGCTTATCAACCTACGGTCAACTTTACGCTTTAGCATAATGTCATCTAGTTTTCAAAGTACAGCTTTTACATCTTCTGCAAGTCCTGTAGATACTTTTGTAGCACCACCTAGTGTTCAACCGATGTCAGGTCTAGAACAGTTGGCTAATACGTTATCAACAATAAATCCTAGCTTACAGAAGTATATAGGAACAAGGATGGAAACAGCAGTTGAAAAAGAAAAAGAAAAAGGTTTTAAATTAGCTATTGATACTGTTTTAAGTGAAGGCACTATGGGAGGTATTGTTAATGATATTAGAAAAAAAGATGGCAACGATGCTGCAACTCAATTAATTGGTGGAAGCATTTTTGCTGATAGAGCTTACAGTAAAGCAGTATCAAGTTTATATAGTTCTCAATTAAATTCTAATATGCAACAAGCATATTATGACGCTGAAATAGATGACGTTGATAGCAAAGGAAATCCTATAAAAAAATCTTTAAGGTCATATTCTCCAAGTGATCCAAAATTTATTAATTGGTATCAAGGATATGTAAAAGATTCTACTGATAAAATTCTTAATTCTGGAGGTGATATTGATTCAACAGAGTTTATTACTAATTTAAAAACTTCTGTTTTTAATATAAATAAAATTGCAAGAGAAGAAAATAATAAATTTAAAGTTGAAAAAATTAAAAGTCTTAGTATTGATTATTTAAACAAAGCATCACAAGATTGGCTTGATGGTAATCGTGAAGAATCAAAAATACACATAACAAAATTTATTGATGAAACAAGAAGACTAGGCTTAACTGGTGGTGATGCTTCAGATGTTTATAAAGGGCTTGTTGAAAGTATTGCAAATGTTGGTCAATATTATGTAACGACTGCTGATGTAAATTCATTAGATGAAATTGATGATTTAATTATAGGTCTTGGTAAATCTATTCCTTATGGTAATAACAATGGCAATTTAACTCAACATCCTTTGTGGCAAGAAAAAATAGAACCAGTACTAGAAAGTCTAGAAGATGAATTGTTTGAAGAACTTACACAAGGACCTAAGATAGATAAATTTAAAAGAGGTATAAAATTAGAAAATAAATTAAAAGAAGTCAATTTATTACCTATTAACACGCCAAAAGAAAGAGCTATATATAAACAAGAAATTACTAAATTAAAAAATAACAGAGAGTTTAGTGATTTAAACGAAATATTTAAAAGTAATAACTTTCCATTTATTGAAAATTTTACTTCTGAAATTCTTAATATAAGAGTTAATATGAAACTTCGTAATTACAAAGATAATGAAAATCCATCAACAGATTTAGGACTTATAAAAAATAAAATTGTTGATTTAGGTATTACTGATCAAGGAATATTAACTGATCTTGAACAAGCAATAGGTATAGCTAGTGACTATAAATCTATATATGAAATCTTTGATATTAAGTCTAAAAAATTATTTGATGACTTAGATAGTTTTTATAGATCTAAAGCCAAATCTAACGGTACGTTCAGTACTCTAAATCTTGGTGGTGGAATTACTATTAATGGTGGTGGTCTTGATAATGATTCATATATAGAAAAATATAATAATGAACAGGAAATAGACAATAATTTTGAAGCTTGGATTAAAGAAAAATATTACCAGGAAAAAGATGGAGTCAAGATAGGAGGTCCGTCAGACAGTGATATAACCGATTGGCTTAAGACAGAAAGAGAAAGAATAGAAAAAGATGTATTTAAAATCAATGCAAAACAAGAACCAAATGTTAAAGAAAAAACAAGTACTGTAACGAGTGAAGAAAAAACATTAGATGAAAATAATGCACCTGCTTTTGGTAACTCAAAGTTTGAAGTAGATCCTAGTGTAGTTTCTGAAGTGTCAGATGCAGAAGCTAAAAGAATTATTGAAGCAGAAGATGCTAATGATTATTTAATACAAGCAGGTGACACATTATCAGCTATTGCGGAAAACTTTGGTATAACAGTTAGAGATATAATGGATGCTAATAATATTACTGATGCAGATTTAATTAATATTGGTCAACAACTAACAATACCTGAACCTAAACCACTGTTTATTGATCAATACAAAGGTAAAGCAATACCTGATTTTGGTGGGTTAGGAAAGCTAGTTATAAGTGGTGAGTCGGCAGGTCATGGTATTTATAATGCTTTTAATAAAGGTACAACTGCTTCAGCAGGGACAATGGATATAACAAGTAAGACAATAGCTGAAATGGAGCAGATGCAATCTGAAGGTAAAGTATTTGCTGTAGGTGCTTATCAATTAACTCCTGGTGTATTAACAGAAGCAAGAGAAGTAGCAGGTATAGATAGTGATGCCATAATGACCCCTGCTGTACAAGATAGATTGTTCTGGGGAATGTTAACTGGTGGACAGAAACGTCCTAAATTAACAGCGTATCTCTTGGGTGAGAGTGATGATTTAAATGCAGCACATGAAGCATTAGCTCTTGAATTTGCTGTTATACAAGGTCCAGATGGAAAAGGAAGGTATGATAAAGACAAGTCTGGAAATGTTGCCAGAATAAAAGCAGCTTTAGTAAAACAAGCATTAATTAAAGCTCGTAAAGAAATCTCTAACAAATAACTATGACTGATTCTAATTTATCTTCAGAGAATGAAAAGTTAAAGAATACTGGAATAAAAGATATACCAAGAGTTCTTAAAGAAAAGTTATTTGATAATACTGGTGGCATTATGTTTCCAGAGCAAATTCAATCAAAAACTATAGAAGACTATGAAAGAAACATAGAAAATGTACTAAGACCAAAAGGACAAAAAGATGATCAACTATTAAGAGGTGGGTTGTCAGGTGCTTTTAATTTAACTGAAAATGCTATCAATTTTTCTGGTCGTGCTATTGGAACTTTAAGTGGTAACAAATATACAGCTAAAGATTTTTTTGATAATGAAGCTCTTGGTGTTTATATACCAGAAGAAGATGAAGATAGTTTGACATATAATCTTGGCAAGTTTGGTGTACAGTATGGTGTTCCATATACAGCAGCTTTTAAATTATTAGGTTCAATAGGTTTATCAAATTTTGTTTGGAGAGATGTTATAGCAGGTGGTACTACTGCATCAGTCTTTTTTGATACGTTTGATAAAAACCTTTCTAACTATATACAAGACACACCTCTTGCAAATCCAGTAACGAATTTGTTAGCAGCAGAATCAGAAGAAGACTCTAATGTAGCTAAAGAAACTATTAAAAAATTTATTGAAGGTGGTCTTACTGCAAAAATAGTTAATAAGACTTTTGACGCAGCTTTAAATCCAAAAAAAGTTGCAGATGCTTTTGTAGATGTTGTAGAGAATTTTAAAAAATCACCACAAGCAACGAAAAGATTACTTTTTAATTTACAACAATCAAAATTTAATAAGTTTTCTAATATAAGAAAATACAACGGAATGGATGAAGCCCTTAGTAAGGGTGACGATTTAATAGATATAGCACCAGTAGCAGATGATGTAGTTACAAAGACAGATGATGTTGTATTAACACCTAGAAAAAAAGTAAGAAGTACAAAAGGGAAACAAAAGTTTCAAACGACTGATAAACCTGTAGGTATAGAAGGACAGAATTTTAACATTTTTAGTGATAATCCAGATGATGTCGCAAGAATAAAAGCTGCTTATCAGAACGAACTTGATAAATTTTATCCTGGTTATTCAAGACAAGTTACTGATGATATGTTGATTGAGGATGCAGATGATTACTTAGAACCAGAAGTAATTCAAGAGATAACAAAATTTGCTGAAAAATATACTCTTAAACTACCTGTACTTATGGCTGCTTCTGTTAGAAGAATCTCTGGTCTTGCTGTTAATTTAAGTGATGGTAGTAAATTATTAAAAACATTACCAATAGGATCAGAAGAAGCTTTAATTCTTAAAAAGAAATTAGCTATTCAAACAATTAATTTTTACAGAATGATTGTTGGTGATAAAAAAGTAGGTAGCGTAGTAGCTAGAGCTTTAAGAGCAAGACAGTTAGCAAATGCACCAAATCCAGTTACAGGTCAAACACCAGGAGAAGTAACAGCAAGCAATATACAAGCAAAAAAATTAGATGATTTAAAAGGTGGTGGGTCTGAAACTATACGAGATATAGCTGAAGATATAGACAATACATTTAAAGGCTTAGACTTTTCCCAAGATGATGTATTAAAGGCTTTAGAAGAAGATAATTTTGAAGGATTTGCTGATTTTGCAAGTAAGCTAGCTGCTGCTCATGGTGATCCATTTGTTCTTCAGAAATTAGTAAAAGATAGTTTTGGTATGAAACTATTAAAAATAAGCAATGAACAATTTATAAACGGTATTCTTTCTAACCCTGCTACTCATGCTAGAAATACCATTGGTACTATGATTAACGTAATCAAAGGACCAACAGATTTATTAACAGGTTCTATATCCAGAGAAGGTTTAGATCCGATTTTATTTAGAAGAGCTATGGCAGAATTTGCTATGTTCAAGCAAGCTCAAAGTGATGCTTTAAAACTTGCAGGGCAAGCATTTATAGAAGAAAGAAATATTTTAGATAAATCAAGAATGATTGTAGATTCTGGTAGTGATCCTAGTCAGAGATTTGCTATATCTATACAAGGAGGAACTTATGATGGAGATGGATTGCAGAAGGTAAAATCGGCTAAAGATATGGTTAACTATATTAGATCAATAAGAAAAGGTCTTGTACCAGATCTTGTGAATACTTATGGGACTGTTGTAAGAGGAAGCACAAGAGCATTATTAGCAGAAGATGAATACAATAAACAACTTGCCTTTAGAATGTTTTTAAAAGGTGAATTAGTGGAGGATGGATTAAGAAAAGGATTAGATGGTAAGGCTTTAGATGAATATGTTGATAAGAGTTTTGAACTAGGAACTAACTGGATTGCTAAAAAAGGAGAAGATTTAGATCTAGCTTTAAAAGATATTACTGACTTTAAACCTTTTGTCGGCTCTGATGGTGAAGCAGTTGCAATAGGACAAGACTTATTTTTAAAGATAAGAGATTCTCTTGATTACGCTGCTGATCGTACCTTTACCACAAGAATTGACAATAAGTTTGCTAATGCTTTTAAACATCCTGGTTGGAAACCTTTACTACCTTTTATAAATTCACCTTTAAATCTAACTCAAACATTACTAAGAAATACCCCACTAGCAACCAAGCTTACAAATAACTTTGCGTTAAAAGGAATGTTAGATACACATAGAAAACAATTACAAAGTGCTGACCCTGCTGTTGCAGCAAGAGCAAGAGGAGTAACAAGGACAGGTGGTGGGATATGGGTTACAGCTATAGGTTTGAGTCTTGCTGCTACTGATAAATTTGCCAAAGTAGCTTTAGTTGATGGTAATGATCCTAATTGGGTGCAAGATAAAATAAGAAAATACAGTGGTGATATTGGATATGCTTTAAGATTTTTAATTACAAATCCACAAACAAAAGAACCAGAACTAGGTCCAGATGGTCAACCCAAATATTATTTTCTTGATGTCGGTAGGATTGGTATTGATCCAATAAGTTCTATATTTAGAGCGGCAGGGTGGTGGGGTACATATAGTAAATATCTAAGTGATGATGATCAAAAAAATGCTGCTTTAGTAATGTCAACTGCTTTAGCTAGAGACATCTTAAATATTCCAATGCTTGAATCAATACAAAAAGGCTTTGATATTCTTGAGAACAAACCTGATGCTTTTCCTAACTTTATTGCAAACTATCTTAATTCATCATTAATACCTGCTGTATCTTTAAGAAGAGCATTAAGAAAAAAAGAATATACATATATTGATCCTAGATCAGGTAAGAAATTAAAAGGGTTTTTTAGACCTGATAAATCAATTCAAAAAGGAGATTACATAAAGGAAGAGATTAGAACAAAATTTGATGATGGTACTCCTATACCAAAAGATCACCCTGCATACGGAACTTTAAAAAGACAAAAAGAAAAAATACCGTTTGAGTTTTTTACTAAAAAAATAGTATTAAAAATGTTTAAAGAAATAGAATCTAGCAATCCATTTAAAACAGATATACTACCCGAAGAACATTGGCTTACAGGTCAACTTTTGGAATATCCAAAGAATCTTGGACCTAACAGTGGTATGAATACTCTTTATCATGGAGCATCTATAAATGATCCTGTTGTAAGTTTAATGTTAAGAAGTCGATCAAAGATAGGACCACCACCTGCTCATCTATTTAGAAATTCAGCAGAAGGAGGTATTCTTCTTACTTCTCCACAATACAGAAATTTAAAGAAATTTATACATTCAACTAAACTAGATGATAATGGTGTTGAAAGTGATAATGGTAAAACTGTATATCAAAGACTCTATTCAATAGGAACAAACAAAGAAGTTTTAAAACTTTTAGATTTTATTGATGATGGAGAAGTTGATGAAGAATTTAGTATTGATACAACAGCAGTTTTAACTGATAGAGTAAACACATCTAGAGATTTAAAAGCAGTGTTAAGAAAAATAATAACTCCGTATATTGGAACAGCAAAATTAAAACTTTTTGAATTAGAAGATGAAAAAGGAGGAGCAAAGTCTAAACTACCTGCATATCTAAGAGAAAAGAAAAGACAACAACAACAAGTACAAAGTCGTGGTTCAAGGTAAACTTAAAACAATGACGATATACTTAAAACATTAGAAGGCATCAACACTAATTAATCATGGCTACTAACACTGCTGCATCTTTTACAAACCACACTGGTAACGGTTCTGCCGGTCCTTTTAGTATCTCTTTCTCCTATCTATCAGAAGCAGAAGTTGATGTAACTGTCGGTGGTGTCTTAAAAACTATAACTACCCACTATACCTTTACCAGTGGTACACAGATAACATTTACCAGTGGTAATGAACCTGGTAACGGTGTTGCTATCAAGTTTCAAAGAGATACAAATATAAGTGCCAAGAAGGTAGATTTTCAAGATGGTAGCGTTCTTACAGAAACAGATTTAGATACCAATGCCGATCAGGTCTTATTTGCTCAACAGGAGATTATAGATAAGTTAGGTGGTATTGAAGAAAATGCTACAGCAGATCAAACAAACGCAGAGATAAGAACAGCAGTAGAAGCTGCAACTGATAGTAATGTCTTTACAGACGCTGATCATACGAAGTTAAATGCAATAGAAGCTTCTGCAACAGCAGACCAGACTGCAAGTGAAATAAGAACACTTGTCGAAAGTGCCAGTGATAGCAACGTGTTTACTGATGCTGATCATACGAAGTTAAATGGTATTGAAGCAAGTGCAACTGCTGACCAATCTAATGCTGAGATAAGAGCAGCAGTAGAAGCAGCTTCAGATTCTAATGTTTTTACTGATGCTGACCATACAAAACTTAATGCTATAGAAGCAGGTGCTACAACAGATCAGACAGCTAGTGAAATTAGAACTCTTGTCGAATCAGCTTCTGACAGTAACGTATTTACAGATGCTGATCATACAAAACTAAATGCAATAGAAGCTAGTGCTGATGTAACTGATGCCACTAACGTAGATGCTGCTGGTGCAGTAATGAACAGTGACCTTGATACCAAAGGTGAATTATTAGTTGGAGATGGCTCTGGCGACCCTACAGCCCTTTCTGTTGGTACAAATGGATATATCTTAACTGCTGATAGTTCAGAAGCTACAGGTATTAAGTGGGCTGCTAATGCAGGTGGTGGTGGCGGTGGTGCTATCGGTAACGTAGTAGAAGATACTACTCCTCAACTAGGTGGGTCACTTGATGTTAACGGACAGGATATAGTCTCTACTTCTAATGGTGATATTGATTTAGATCCTAATGGTTCTGGTAAGGTTGTTGCTAAAGGTAATGCTACAAGAGGTTCTGGACAACTAAAACTTAACTGCGAACAAAATAGTCATGGTGTAATTATTAAAGGACCACCTCATAGTGCTGCTGCTGACTACACTCTTACTCTTCCAAATACCGATGGGGCTGCTAACCAGGTTTTAAAAAGTGATGGATCTGGTAATCTTGATTGGGTTAATCAAACTACTGATACAGTCGTAGGTGGTGCTACAGGTGTTGATTTTAATGACAACGTAAAATCTAGATATGGTTCAAGTAATGAGCTAGAGGTATACCATGATTCCACATACAATATTATTGATAACGCTAATGCAGATTTACATATAAAACATGGTTCTGAATTTCAAGCAAAGTTTAATCAAGATGGTGCTGTTGAAATTTATTATGACGGAAACGTAAGATTAGCCACTTCAAATGCCGGACTTACAGCAACAGGTACAGTTACAGCAACAGCTTTTTCAGGTGATGGCTCATCTTTAACAGGTGTTGCATCTACAACTGGTGGTGGTGCGATCTACGAGAATAGTGCTACGATTAGTGCATCTCGCACAATCCCATCGGGGTCGAATGGTATGAGTGCAGGTCCTATTGCAGTAGCAAGCGGAATTACCTTAACTGTCAGTTCTGGCAGCGTCTATACAGTAGTTTAATTATGGCAATTTCTATAAACGGATCTACGAATGTTATATCTGGTGTAGCAGTAGGTGGCTTGCCTGATGGAATAGTTGATACAGATATGCTTGCTGCTAATGCTGTTACTGCTGTAAAAGCAAGTCCAGGTCTAGGTAAAATTCTTCAAGTTGTAGCTACAAATGTGACAGGAACTAGCTCTGTCAGTTTTGCTAACGCTGGTTTAGCTGATACTCCAGCAACAGTAACAATTACTTCGGCAGCAGCTAATTCAAAATTTTTAATCTCAGGTGTAATAAATGGTGAAGCAAATGACCCTGATCATAAAATTGGTTTTGTTTTAAGAAGAGTTATTGCTGGTAGTGGTGCATCAATAGCTGTTGGGGATAGTTCGGGTAGTAGAAGTTCAATAACTTTTATGCAAAATCAAGGATTTTATGACGAAGATAATTCTACAACACCATCTACTAGCGTACTAAGTTCATATTTAGATTCTCCTAGTCAGGCAGCAGGGACATCAATAACATATAAAATCGACATAATAGGTTTAGGTGAAAGTGGAACATATTATTTTGGTAGATGTGTATCTAATACTGATAATGCTTCTAATGAATTAATGCCAAATTACATAACAGTTATGGAGGTGGCAGCATGAGCCAGATAAAGCTAAAACATAGCGGTGGTAATTCAGTAATCATAGCTGCACCAAGTTCTAACCCTGCATCTGATCGTACCCTTACGTTACCTGGTGATGCTGATGGTACTATCCTTACTACTAACTCTTCTGTAGGTAAACTTCTTCAAACAATAATGGTAGAAAAAACAGATACTGCTTCTCATAGTGCTGGATCTACTGTACAAGATATATCAGGTATGACTGTTAATATCACACCATCTTCTACTTCTAGTAAAATTCTAGTTACGTCAACAGTACAAATTTGTGCTACTACGGGTGGGTACAGTTTTGCTTTGTATTTGATGAGAGATAGTACAAATCTTTCTATAGGTGACGCAAGTTCAAACAGAACTAGAGCTACTTTTGGTGGTCTTAGCAACGCTAATAATGATTATGACTTAAGACCTTTTACTATTTCTTATTTAGATTCTCCAAATACAACAAGTCAAGTTACTTATAAATGGAGATGGAATAATCCTTATCATAGTACAGCTATGTATCTAAATAGACCTGAAGGTTTTGCAGATGGTAGTTATTCCGTTATGACAAGTTCTAATATAATTGTACAGGAGGTAGCAGCATAATGGCTATCTTCTATAATTAAGGAAAAACTATTATGGCCTTAGATCACGAAGCTATTTACGAAGCTTATAAATCAGAAGCAAAACCTGTTGTTTCTATAGATGATGCTGCTGGAGCTAAAGACGCAGATGGGAACACAGTAGTGCTTGATGCTTCTAAGGTAAGTGCAGCCAGAACAGCCCTTGATGCGGCTGCGGCAGCAATACTATATCAATCACAAAGAACAGGTGCAGCAGGGACTACAGATACCATCTATGCTTCTATAGGAGATCAGTTAGATATGCAGTATAAAGATGCTGTAAATGGCACTACAACATGGAAAGATCATGTTGCTGCTGTTAAGGCTAAGTACCCAAAACCTAGTTAATTATGTCAGAGATCAAGGTAAATTCGATAAAAGGGGTAGGAGCTAGTGCTGCTGCTATTACTGTCAACAATACTGATGGAACGTGTACTGCCAATATTACTAATAACTTATCCAATCGCAACGTCATAGTAAACGGAGGTTGTCTTGTGGCCCAACGTGGCATATCATCTGCTTCTGCTGATTTTGCAAGCGTTGACAGAATGAAATTGAGTGTTACGAATATGGATCAACTTGCTTGGCTTCAAAAACAATCAGATGACGCACCTGATGGATTTCAGAAAAGTTGGGAGTTTGATGTAACAACGGCTGAAAGTGCTTTAGATGCCGATGATTTAGTTTATATGAGGTATGCAGTAGAAGCACAAGACTTAACACCATTTTTCAATGCCAACGGAACAGGTAAAGATTTTGTTTTATCTTTTTATGTAAAAGCTTATCAAACAGGAACTTATCAAATAAGTATTTTTCAGTTAAATAATTCATCTAGGTTTATAACAAAAACTTATACAATTTCATCTTCAGCAACTTGGCAAAGAATTGAACTAGCATTTACTGGAGACACAAATCAAAGTGGTTTTACTGCTGATAATACTCTTGGATTTCAAATAGCTTTTCAATTAATAGCAGGGTCAAATTACACTTCTGGTGGTCAAGTTTCAAATTGGGGTGGTTTTGGTAATTCTCATTTTGCGGCGGGTCAAGCTGTAAATGTAGGAAGCTCTACTGATAATTATTGGAAAATAACAGGTATTCAATTAGAATTAGATCAAGGGTCAGGTAAAGCAACAGATTTTGAACATAGGTCATTTTCTGATGAATTATTAAGGTGTAAAAGATATTTTAATATGCTTACTGGAGGAAAATCTGGAAGTAATTTAGAAATGTTAACAGATGCCTTTTGGTGGGCTGATAGTGAATTAGATTTTGCATACACTTTTCCAGTAGAAATGAGATCAACACCTACTATTTATCAAGTAACTGGCTCTGGTTATTTTAAAATAAAAGGTGGAGGAGTTGACCATAATATAAATGGAAATTTTACCTTACAATATTCAAGTAAATATTCTACCTCTCAATATTGTTCGCCTGTAAGTGGTAGCACAGCAGGGAAATCTGGTCATATTACAGTACATAACGTAGCTAGTAGGTATGGCTATAATGCGGAACTTTAAATTATGGCTATTTACAAACTAAATCAACACAGCACAGAATCAGAACCAAGTTCTGTAACTTTAACTGATGGAAGTGGAGTAGTTCTGTGTATTCCATTTGATCCTGATAACACCGACTATCAAGAGTACCTTGAGTGGGTAGCCGAGGGAAACACAGCCGAAGCTGCTGATTAATTAACCTTATCTTGCATCTGCCTTGTCATAAGGCTCATAGTCACATATAACGGTGCTAAAGCACAGATAGCCATAAAGGTTATAATGGTGACAGGCATCAATGCCTTTAAAAATGCTTCTTTCATCATATGTTTAATAAAATCGCCAATGTTCTGAGCATTGTTTCTTTCCTAATGGTAGCTTCTATGAGTGGTGGGGCTTACTTTGGTTATAAGTATGTAACGTCAGAACAGTTTAAATCTAAAGTTATGAATCAGATAATGAAAGAAGTACAAACAATATTACCAGGACAAATACAAAAAAAACTTCCTAAAGTAACAGGCAAATCACTACCTTTATAAGTGGAGATACAAGAGATAGGTATTCCAGAAATAAAAATACCTGATGTTTATATACCACCAGTAGTTTTACCTTCCTTTGATGTTCTTAATGTAGAAACTGTAGGCTGTACATATTATCACCGAGACACTAGAAATACAGGTAATAGAAATCTGCTGATAGATGATCCTAACGGTGTAAGTAGTAGCTGCCCATATCCATCATTTATACCGATAAACTTCCAAGCAGATCAGCTAATAATTACAGAACAGGCTGCACCTGTAGAAAAAGAACCTGATAAATTACCAGAAGGAAAAATACCAGAACCAAAGATACCAAAAGATAAAAAAGAAGAACCTGTTATACCTGACTGCCCTGGTAAAAACGATAGAAGGGTAGGAGAATTTACATCAGAATTACGAACAGAACGTGTCAAAGAGTATAAAAGAGGTGAAGATGGGATAGAGTGCATCACGATTTATGAAGACATTCCGTTTATCGACCAATATATACCTACACCTAGCACTCTGGTCTCTACTGCTGTTATCGCTTCTGTGGCTGCGACTACTCCTTTACTTCTTAATGTAGTAAAGCCTTTGGTAAAGAACGCTATAAAGAAACTTACTTCTCGGAAGTCAAAGAATGAGAATGAGGAATAACTTGGTTTGGTGGTACTGTAACCTTTATACCTTCACATATTCTTGCGTATTCTCCAACAAAGGTAACACCGAGGTTCGCTTGCTCTCCGCATAGTTTCAAACGAAACATAGCAGTTTCAAGCAAAGTCTTCTGATATAACAACTCTTGATTTTTAATATTGATCTCAGTTGCTTTATGACAAAGAGCAGGGGCTTTTCCCAGTGGAATACTTATCTGAGCAGAGATACCATAGTTTAGATTAAAGTTTTCTTTCTCAAATCTTGGTGTTTCCTGTACATACTTGATAGCACCAGTATTTTCGTCATAGATATTCTGTCTCGTCACAGTTTCTCTAGGTGTGTTAAATGAATGAGCATCAGTTACATATGGAGTGATAGTCAGGCTAGGAGAACTACAAACAATACCTTGAGACATACGAAACTGTGGTGTTGATTGTGGTGCAATCATGGTTGCATTATTGTTAACAGTTCCTTGTGCATTACTAGAAGGACTAGCTACAGTAGTGTTAGCCAAAACCCTTACAGGGCAAAGGATTAGAGCTATTGCCCAAAGGTACTTTCTACAGTTACGGTGGTGGTTGTATTTATTGTTCTGCTTATATTGGTTATT